CGGGTGCGGACCGTCCAAAACGAACGGCCTCGGGGTACGTCACTGGCTTTTCTAGCGTCAACTCATGCCCAGAACAGTCGAGCACCCGCTGGGCAAAGTCCTGGACGACCGTCCGGTAGACCACACCCGGTAGAAAGACTAGTGCATTGTCTCCGTCCACAAGTAAGTCAAACTTGCAACCGTATGATTTCAACACTCCAACGAGAATGGAAAGCATGATCAGTGTGTTACCCATGCCTGTGTTGAAATCACCACTAGCCCGTCCACCAGGACGGCCGAACTTTACCCCAGAAGGCGTGACACCAGCAAAACGCTGGCGTCTTAGCACGTCTGCCAACGCCTGGTCGCCCTGGTAAGCGGCCAAGTAGACAGACGCCTCTGCTCGCAACTGGGCAGAAGTGACGTGGGCTTCGAAAGCCTTGGCGTCAACTTCAAAACAAACGCAGTCAGGGAACTGATTGAGCTTGCGCACAATCAGATTGGCCCGCCTGCGGGGGTTAAGGCCCTTACCCACAACCCTGGTATTCGGACCCCCGAATAGCCGCCTGCCCGTGAGATAACCCCACAGCCAGTGTTCGAACGGCTTCAACCAAGAAGCAAGAACCAAGTTGTACCTAGGTGACCGGGGGAAGATCATCCTAGGTTTGGGGTCCTTGGAACTCGACAGCTTCTCAGCCTTCAGAAACGCTCTAAGATAGATGTCCGACGAACGCAACGGACCATCCACCCTCAACGAGCGCTCTGCCTCGAGGTACCTACGGCGCAACAAACCACTATACGATTGCGCCGTTTCCAGGTAGCTCCATCGTTGCCCGCCGTACGCCCTAACAAGCTTACAAAGCTTGCCAAAGACAGCCAAAGGTGCCTCCCCAAGAGGGGCGGACGCCGGGTGTGGAAGAGGAGCCAGAGACCGCCAAGCCAAAGCAGCGATCTCATTGTGTGCGCAGTTCGCGTGAACTCCGGGGACCCAGGTACCTGGCAGCCCCGTCCTCCACGCGACCCACATTTGGCGTCTCTGGCGGCAACCATCACAGGCCAGATCAACGCGTCCAGCCTCCAAGGAGGCACCATCACAAAGGGGAGTCGGAACCCAACCTTCACAACGGCCGAACGTCGCGACCGGCCCTGCCTAAGCAGATGACCACCAGAGGGGGGGAGAAGGCCCGCCGGCAAGTCTGTCAAGGGAACGACGCTCCCGAGGCGAAACCTGCCACGCCATGTCAAACGAGCCAGAAAGACCCGCCCAACAGAGGTCACTAGACAGTGACTTCCCCTTGTACCACTCGACGGCACGAGACCGAAGAGCACCCACAAGGGTGGCGCTGCGCTCGCGGAGGAACGCATAGGCTGCGAGCGAAGAAACAAGGGCGGGGAATATAACATCCCGGGAGCCGTCCGCTAGCTCCACCACGAGATATGCCTCAGAGCACAACTCGCCGGATCCCCTGTCCTTCGCTTGGACGGATCCCCCACCAAGGATCCTTGCCCCGCCTTCGAGATGGCTGAGGATGAGGTTGGTGCCGAGAGAAAACTCAGCCGAGGGGAGGTCTGGAGTCCACCGCCCTCGAACAAAGCGTCCCACGACACCGGGAGCCACACCCAAAACAACCTCGAGACGACGAACCCAAACGGCTCGTCGACGGGGCCTGGCACACAAGTGCGCCGAGACCGGGACAGAGCGAAACTCTGACCTGACCTCTATACCGTCCTCGGTAAGCGAGCCCTCTGAACCTTTGGGTTGTCCAAACCCATCGGTCTCTACCCAGGCTGGGACACCTGGTGCAACTTCCCGCG